AAAACGCCGGTTATAACAGCCGATACAGAATGGAGCCCAGAAAAGTGGGTTGATGATCACAATATAGGGAAAGAACTCCAGGATATAAGAAGATACCTGGAGTTCGATCCACGAATTGCTATTAATTCTCAGGAAATTGGCGATTAAATGCTTCAAGTGCTGCGTTATAATACCGCAAATATTCTTTGAACACATCAAAACGATCATCTTCACTGATACTTTCGTTGAAGATACGAGTTTTAAAATTTTCATGTTCAATTGGAATCATTGCGATAGCAAGATCGTGAGCACGTTTTTCATTATTAGTCATATGTTTATAAATCTCCTTTCATGTACTCGACTGATGGCACAGTCTGTAAGGAGATTATAACATAACAGTGAACGTACTCGGGTGTCCTTCGGGCCCCGGGTCTTTTTATGCAGCAAGTTAACGGCAAGTTAATTCATCAATTACCGGTCAACTCTGTGATCATTGACTTTACTGGGATTCACAATGGAAAATCGATGATGGATAAGTGAAATTTTGCGTAGATTAACTCAAATCAGCAAGTTAAAACTTAAATTGAAACTTAAATTAAAACAAGGAGTTGATATATTGATTGAAATAACAGTTGATGAAACCAGGATCAGAGTGGAAGGACATGCAGGATTCGGTCCGCCAGGACGGGATATCGTGTGCGCCGGGGTAAGCGCTCTGTTTCAAACTCTGGTATGGTCTATCGAAGATGTTACGGGTGATATAAT